CTGGTCTATTGGTTGGTGCGTCTCAGGAGCATGAGACATCAATCATCTTCCGTCGCGAGGTAGCGCAGACGGACGGACTGGAGCGATTCGGCAAGGAGCAGTTCGGAACTGACGGGTTCAACGGCCAGGACCTTGAGTGGTCGTTCCATGACGGCAGGAGCCTGAAGCTGGCCGGCATGAAGGAAGCCGACAGTTGGATGAAGCACGCTGGCCGCGCCCGGCAATACATGGGATTCGACGAGGCGGGCGAGTTCCTTGTTCAGCAGGTTGCGTCGCTTCTCGCATGGTTGCGCGGTAAGCCCGGCCAGCGATGTCGGATGATCCTCGCGAGCAATCCGCCGCGCACCGCAGAGGGCGCATGGATGATCGACTGGTTCGGCCCGTGGCTGATCCCGAATCATCCATTCAAGGCGGCTGCTGGCGAACTGCGCTGGGCCTTCATGGACCCGGACAAGATGGTTCCGGAATGGGTAGAGGCTGGCACGACGCGCCTGGTTGACGGTGAGATTGAACGACCTCTGTCGTTCACGTTCATCCCGGCGCAGCTCGGCGACAACCCATACAACGACACGCCGGAATATCGGGCGAAGCTCAACGCACTGCCTGAGCCGCTTCGCAGCCAATTGAAGAAAGGCATCTTCGCCCTCGGCGGCGAGGATGTTGAGTGGCAGATGATCCCAACCGCTTGGGTGAAGGCGGCGATGGATCGATGGAAGCCGAAGCCTCCCGATGGCGTGCCGATGTGCGCGCTGGGTGCTGACGTTGCGCAGGGCGGCGGCGACGACACTGCGATCGCGCCTCGGTATGACGGCTGGTATGACCAGATCACGAAGGTCCCCGGCGCTCAGACACCGGGCGGCACAGAGGTCGCCGGCCTCGTCATCGCGAAGCGCAAGCACGGCGCGACGATCATCTTGGACGTGGGCGGCGGATGGGGCGCGGATGCTTATGGCCATCTGCGCGGCGACAACCGCATGGATGCGAAGGAATGCGTCGCCTACATGGGCATCAAGCCGTCGATGGCCCGCTCGCGCGACAACCTGTTCAAGTTCACGAACATGCGCAGCCAATTGCTGTGGCAGTTCCGTGAGGCACTTGACCCTGACCAAGTCGGCGGTTCGCCGATCGATCTGCCGCCTGACAACGAACTGCTCGCCGACCTGACAGCCGTTCGCTACGAGGTCGTGAACCGAGGCCACGAGGGTCAGTTCATCAAGGCCGAGGCCAAGGACAAGGTGTGCGATCGGCTGGGGCGTTCAACAAACAAGGGCGATGCGGTCGTGATGTCCTGGTACGCCGGAGCCAGAGCGATTGCTCGAGCGCAACCCCGATCCTTTGAGCACGGTTCCCGCGGATTCGGTACGCCGCAAGTGAACTACGGTCCGCGAAGACCTAACGGCATGAGGAGACATTGATGGGCAGTCTGGTGAAGAAGTCCAAGAAGAAGCTTGGCTGGGGCGCACACCTACTGAGTGGCGGGCTTCTGCCGCCCGTGCGCGAGATCAACAAGGCGATGGGCGACAAGACGTTCAATCAACTGCATCCGGGCATCGAGGCGCTGGAGGATCAGTACGACGCCACGAAGGCGGCTGAGCGCGCGGCACAGGATGCGGCGAACGCCCCTGTCATTCCGTTGCCCGACGAAGAGGAGATCAAGCGCCGGCAGCGACGTTCGGCATCCTCGCGCGGCGGCGGCAGGGCGGCAACGATCCTCACGGGTGGCGACCGGGACACGCTGGGCGGCTGATCTGTGATCGACGTCAAGCGGCTCATCGAGCAGGGCAGCCAGCTCTTCAAGGATCGAAGCACGCTGCTGCTGCTGTGGCAGGACATCAGCGAGAACTTCTACCCGGAGCGCGCGGACTTCACGGTGCTGCGCACGATTGGCGATGACTTCGCCGGCAACCTGACGAGCAGCTATCCGCTCATGGTTCGCCGCGAACTCGGCGATGCAATCTCGTCGATGCTGCGTCCGCGCGGTCAGGAATGGTTCTCCATCTCCATCAAGCGCGACGACAGGCTGGACAACTCCGGGCGCCGGGCATTGGAGGCGTTCACCAAGATCCAGCGCCGTGCGATGTACGACCGCAAGTCGCAGTTCGTGCGCGCCACGAAGGAGGGCGATCACGACTTCGCATCGTTCGGGCAGACCGTGATTTCGGTCGAGGAGGACTGGCGCGAGGTGTCGCTGCTCTATCGCTCGTGGCATCTGCGGGATGTCGCATGGTGCGAGCGCTACAACGGGACGATCGGCGACATTCACCGGAACTGGAATCCGGACCTGCGCACGCTGATGGCGATTTTCGGCAGGGACAAGCTCCACCGGAACGTCGTCAATGCCTTCGATAAGACGCCCTATGCCAAGTTGCAGTGCCGGCATGTGGTGCTGCCGATCGATCAGTATCAGGGTGACGGGAAGTACCGCACGCCCTACGTGTCGATCTACATCGACCTGGAGAACCAGCACGTCATCAGTGAGGTGCCGAGCTGGAGCCAGATCTACTGCATTCCGCGCTGGCAGACGGTATCGGGATCTCAGTACGCCTATTCACCGGCTGCGGTTGCCGGCTTGCCGGATGCCCGGCTGCTGCAGGCAATGACGCTCACGCTGCTGGAAGCCGGCGAACTGGCCGTGCGTCCGCCGCTGATCGCGACGAAAGAGGCGATTCGCGGTGATGTCGCGTTGTTCGCTGGCGGAATCACATGGGTTGATGCGCAGTACGACGAGCGCCTTGGTGAGGTGCTTCGCACACTGCAACAGGACAAGTCCGGCCTTCCGTTCGGCATGGATGTGTCCGAAGAGAAGAAGCAGATGCTTGCGCAGGCGTTCTACCTCAACAAGCTGAACCTGCCGCCGCCCGATCGCGAGATGACGGCGTACGAGACCAGCCAGCGCATTCAGGAGTACATCCGCAACGCCTTGCCGCTGTTCGAGCCGATGGAGACGGAATACAACGGCGCCCTCTGTGAGATGACCTTCGACCTGTTGATGCGTGTCGGCGCATTCGGTCCGCCGTCTGAGTTTCCGGATTCGCTGCGCGGTGAGGATGTCGAATTCAAGTTCGAGTCGCCTCTGAGTCAGGCGACCGAACGCCAGAAGGGGCAGAAGTTCCTGGAGGCCAAGGGACTGCTACGTGAGGCTGCGGAGATCGATCCCGCCTCAACGGCCGTCGTCGATGCGCGTGTCGCGCTCCGCGAGGCACTGTCCGGCATCGGTGTGTCGGCCAACTGGATGCGCTCCGAAGAGGATGTCGAAGCGATGGCGCAGCAACAAGCACAGCAACAGCAGGCCGCTCAGGCGCTGCAGCTTGCGCAGCAGGGCGCTGATGTTGCGGCGACTGCGGCGAAGGTTCCTGAGGCGGCATGAAGCCACGAAGCCAGCCGGCTCCGGAGCCGTGGAAGCCGGCGCCGTGGGAACCGGCAGACATCGCCGCGATTCAGGCGCTCTCACGCGGAGATGCCACCGCCGACCAGCAGCGACGCGCGCTCGACTACATCGTCAACAGCTTGGCCGACACCTACGGCCTGTCATACCGCCCAACCAGTGATCGCGATACCGCGTTCGCCGAGGGCAAGCGTTTCGTTGGCCTTCAGATCGTGAAGGCCGTCCGGCTGAACCTCGCCGCTATTCGTCAGGTGACGAGCGAGCAAGGCTGATTCCCATCAACACAGGAGACTGGCAGTGACCGATCAAACGACGCAGCAGCAATCCACGCAGCAGACTCAGCAGCAACAGACGAGTCAGCAGGCATCGACGCAGGTTCAACAGCCAGCCGAAACCTGGTACAGCAGCATCGACTTCGGCGAGGCCAAGGACACCGCTGGCAAGGTGCTGGAGGGGTTCAAGTCGCCGGCTGATCTGCTCGGAGCTCTTGACTGGCGCAAGAGCATCGCGGGTGGCGATGAGAAGAACATCAAACTGTTCGAGCGCTTCGCCACTCTGGGCGACGTCGGCAAGGCGTTCAACGAAGCGCAGACGAAGATTCGTTCGGGCGAGCTCGCCAAGCCGCTGCCGAAGGATGCGACGCCCGAACAGATTGCCGAATGGCGCAAGGGCAACGGCATCCCGGAGAAGCCCGCGGACTACTTCACTGGCTCGCTGCCGCAGGGTCTCGTGATCGGCGAGGACGACAAACCGTTCTTCGACGCCTATGCCGAAGTGTTCCACAAGCACAACCTGAAGCCGGAAGTGGTGCACGAGATCGCGCAGAAGTACTACGCGATGCAGGACCAGCAGATTCAGGCGCAGGGCGTCGCCGACAACGAGTCGAAGGGCAAGCTGACCGCCGCGCTCAAGCAGGCGTGGGGTCAGGACTTCGCCGCCAACAGCAACGTGTATGCGAGCTACATCGCCGCGGCGCCGAAGGAAGTGCAGGAGATTCTGACGACGGCCCGCGATGTGGACGGCAACTTCCTGCTCTACAACCCTGCCGTCGTATCGTGGCTCACGGCACAGGCGCGGGAAGTGAACCCGGCCGGGCATCTGGTCCCGGGCAGCGGCGATGGCTCGATCCAGACGGTACAGACTGAGATCGACGCAATCGAGAAGCTGATGCGCACCGATCGCGCTGCCTACAACAAGGACACGGCGAAGCAGGAGCGGTTGCGCCAGCTCTACGGTGCACGCGCGAAGCTGCAACAGCGAGGCGCTGCGGCCTGATGCGCGTCAAGGTCGAGTCACTGAGAGCCGAGCTTGCGGACGTCCTGCGTGGCGTCTCGCAAGAGCCGGTGACAGTGACTCGATACGGCGAGGCGATTGCGGTGATCGTGACGCCTCAGGACTTCGAAGAGCTGACGCGGCTTCGAGGTCTGTACAGGAATCGTTCCTCTTCACTGCGGAATGGAATAGCGTCATTTCGCACGATCGGCCAACCCGAAAGGCCCCGGTCAGTTTGATTTCGATTCTGCTGTAGCAAGGCCCCGCCTGCTGACAGACGGCCCCGGTGCAATGCCGGCCAACCCGCTCTGGCAGTTCTGCGGCCAACCCAAGCGAAGGCTTCAAACCCTTTTCTTTGGAGGTTGGCGCACATGTCAGACACGGCATTTCAGATTCAGTACCGGCAGGAATTCATTGCCGGCTTCGAGCAGAACCAGTCGCTCCTGCGCGATTCCGTTACGACCGAAGCGGTCGTCAAGGGCAACCAGGCGACGTTCCTGGTCGCGGACTCCGGTGGTGCTGAAGCGGTGACCCGCGGCGTCAACGGCCTGATCCCGG